AGCCACCCGAACACGTCAGAAGACTGATGAGTAAGCCAAAGGCCAACCAGCAGCAGATCCACCGGGAACCGGTCCACAAGAAGACCCGGCAAGGCAATGGCCGCGGCAGCAAGCCCAGCCATGGCCGCAAACAACGTCACGGTCAAGGCAAAGGCTGATCACCTTTGTCTGCGGCCTCAAGAGATGCAATCCAGCTGTCGTAGGACTCCCTCATCGGGATCTTGGCCGGCAGCTTTAGCCACTTCCTGACCGCGATCGGACAACGTAAGAACACGCTTGCGCCCTTGTCGTAAGCGATGAAAAAACGTCCGTTCCAGTCCTTTCCTGTCTCAACCGTTGTTGTCTGGCTGAGGTGCAGTCGTTCGCGCTTCATGGCTTGCAGGTGAGATACCAGCCGCCGGAGCCACCTGGCATCCAGCGTGGATTCCAGTTCTTGCGGCTATAGGCCAGGCCAGCCCCCTTTGTGTTCTTGCTGTAGCCGCCCTGGACCAGCAGGGCCTCACCGTTGGGATCGTTGTGGATCCAGGCCGTATCGGTGTAGCCGATGATCACCGTCCAGTGCCCACCGCCCCTGGGCGCCGATGCAGGGCCTTGGTGCAGCCAGCCGACCGCTACGGGGCGCCCTGCGTTGATCTCGCGTTCCAGGGCCTCTGGCCGGCCATCGGTGTGGAAGTCAGCCTTGAGCCCCATAGACCGCAGCGCCGCCAGCTGGGCCTGTGCAGATGTGGTGTCCCCGTACTTCGCTCGGATGGCGTTGTAGGCGTCGTCATTGACAACCTTTCCCCAGAACATTGCCAACATCGCGCAGCTGGAGGAGAAGCACTCGCGGTAGCCGCTGCCACTCTTGTTGTCGAGCTGGCTCTGCCATTTGACGGTCAGCGGGTTCTTCAGCAGGGCCGGCAGCTTGATCGGCCGCTCCTGATCCATCAGGGCGATCAATCGCTCGGCATAGGCCGGCAGTGTGGCGTAGCCCTGGCGTTGCAGCTCAAGGGCCGCTTCGCTGCGATTGGGTGCTTTGTTGACCCCCGTGTGTCCCTTCCAGTCGAGATACCAGCGCTCGACCAAGTACTTCACCGCGGCATCCAGCGATTCGAAATCAACGAACGAATCGCGGATGGTGATCGTCTTCCCGTTCACCACCTCCTTTGTCTCCTTGCTGGTTCCTGGCCCCTTCAACCCAAACGGGTTATTGCGACCGCTCATGTGCTTTCCGGATCCGCTCTCCAACCGCCATTGCGCTGCCACCAGTTCTGGGTAGCGGCTGCCATATTTCCTGGCCGCGGCCTCGATGCCACCCCAGGTGTTGTCGATGTCGCCGCTGCCGCGCCAGGTGCCAACCCATTCAGATGTTTCGGTCAGCAGCCCTGGATCCGCCTGCTTGATGTGCTGCCCCAGTTGGATAATGCTTTTGCGTTGATGCGGCAAATCCTTGTAGTTCTGCCAGAACTGCAGCCAGCGCTCATCTGTGAACTGCACGTCTTCGATTGGCATGATGGAGACAGCTCTCCACCCATGTAACCGTGGCTGATCTCGCAAAGGAACTTGAGGAGCTCCATTCGTCCGTTGTCCGCGCAGTGCGTGAGCGCGTTGATCGCGGTGGCTATGACGATGAGGGCAACCTCAAGCCCACCAGCAACGATGATCTGCGCGTCGCCCTGCAGCTGCTGAAGCAAAACAGCGTCACCGCCAACCTCGCCGAAAGCGATACAGCCAAGCTGCGTTCTCGCATGGCAGCCAAGCTGGACTTCTCCGCACTCAAGGAAAAGACCAACGTGGTGCCGATCGTCAAGCAAGACGACGCTGCTAGCGCTTGACCCCGCCGTAGGCCTTGCCCTTCAGCTGTGGCTTCCAGCCCATGGCCAGGGCATCAATACTGGCGCCAGTCTCATCGAACCAGGCTTGGCGCATCGTGTCCTCGATCTCGTCCTGACGGGCGGCCTTGGCTTTCTCTTGATCCTGGGCAGCAGCATCAGTGAAGAACTTCACCCCCAAGGCCAAGGCATCGATCCTGTCGTCAAACGTCAGGGAGCCACGTTCAACCGTGATTCGGCTGAGCTGATACATCAATGAACGCTGGTGACCAGTTTCCGGGTCCCGCTCGGCATCGTGATAGTCGCGCCGAATCATTTCACTGCTGACGACAAGCCGATGCTGTTGAACCAATGGCGCCAGGGTGTCGATGATGCGCCGTTCCTTTTGCTGGCTGACACGCACCTCTTCGATCGACACCGGATGCACCTTGCTCATCGCTGGCGAAAGCAATGCAGTGAACATTCCATCACCCATATTGCTTTCAGCCACGCAGTAGTTCACCTGCCAACGCTTGGCAACACTCGCCAGCATCGTGAGCACTTCAGGCTCGTATCCCCTTGTGGTGCCACCTGATTCGAGCAGAAAGAAGTTGCCGTTCAGTTCAGTAATCACTGCCCAGGCCAGCTCATCACTGCCGCGGCCAGAGGGGTCAATCGCCAACACACAGCGCCACGTCTCTTCCTGCGGCACCCAGCCGTTCACCACCGCAGGACGGTGATAGAAGCGATCAGCGCCCAGACCCACGCACAGCAGCTCCTGGATGCGCTGCTCAGGCGCTGATGCCCACACCACCACCTCTGGCAGGGCCTTGCCGTCCAGGTCCATCACCAGCAGATCACCCAGCCGGATCGGGTAGCGATCCAGCGTGCTCAGCCGGCAGTTGAGCTGGAACTGCAGTTGCACCGCGGCCCGCGTCATCCGCGTCTCGCGCTTCAGCAGCTCGTGATGACCGAATCGCTCGGGATCCGTGGGATCCCCCGCCAGGGCCGGGTTGCCTTCCACTGCCGCAGCAATCGCTGGCGACAGGCTGCCCTCATAGCAATCCCATTCATCAGGGTCTGCTGGATCCGGGAACCGCGCTGGCCAGAACCGAATCGCGTAGTTCCGCTCACGCACCAGGCGTAGGTACAGCGAGCTCTCGAGGTGCGGAGTTCCCAGATACCGGATCTGTCTTGGGAAGATCTGGCGTAGGCCTGCTTGCGTGTAATCCCTAGGTGCAGACGGGTCAAAGCCCGGATCATCCGGCTTGATGATGGCCTCCAGTTCGGTGACGGCCTGGGCCAGGCGTTCTTGCTTCAGCGGCGTGATCGAGTTGTTAAGGGTCTCGATGTCATCCGGCAGGGCCAGGGTGCAACGCTTGCCCGTGAGCGACGGCGACAGGATTCCCACAGTGCGGACACTCGGGCTCTGATCGATCACTGCAGGCCCCACATCGAAAGCCTTGATCGATGAACGGCCATCAGGCCGTGGCTCGAGGCAGCGCAGGATGTCCACATCCCGGATGCAACGCGCCATGAACGTGGCGACTTCCTCGGCCTTCTCTGCTGTTGCAGCAGGGATCAGGATCTTTTCGGTGAATGGGTCATGGCGCAATCGCCACAGGGCATAGCCACCGGATTCAAACGATTTGCCCAGGCCGCGGTAGGCCGTTGTGATCGAACGATCAGGGCCGGTTTCCAGCCAATCCGCCACTTCCAACTGCCGAAGCGTTGGTGTGTCCGCCAGGTTCAGTTCCCGCAGTAGGTAGCAGAGAAAGTGGGGGAACGGCCAGAGTTCCGGTGGCAATGGCTCCCAAGACATCAAGAGAGCCCTCCCACATCCGAAGACGCAGAAGGGCTCTCCCAACAACCACCACCAGACAAGAGATCTGGCAGTGAGCCTCCCAGCACCACCTGGGTGAGCATGGCAACTTTAGCTGTCGACAAAGGCCTCGTTCACCTGCGGCGTGGCGGGGTCATCCCCCTGGAACTGGCCCTTCTTGGTGCGCGCACGCGTCTTTGTGGATGCCGGCGTTGGGGCAGGACAAGCAATTCCACAAACCGGAACCAGAGCGGCTTCAGCAGCGGCCACAACATCTTCAGGGACATCGCTTCCGTAGTGCTGAAGGCCAAGACGAATCCGCTCGTCATTCGTGAGGTACATGGGTGGAGAGCAGATAAGGGAAGCGTACCCAGACAGCAGATGTCATTCCAGTGAATCAGTGAATTGCTGCCAGAGATGGCCGCGGCGCGAGGGGCCACCGACTGAGGCAAGGAAAGGGTTGATGAGGAAGTAGGTCTCGCCGGTACGCCGATCAACGATGCGTCGGACCAAGTTCTCCTTGCGCAAGCGGGTGATGGCGCTTACTGCCACTGGCAGCTTCACGTTCAACCGTTCGGCGATGTATTTGGTTGAGACATGGGCTCTTCCACTGCGCCAGTTGACGTAGTTGAGCAGGACCAGGAAGACCGCGGCATCCCGCAGCTCCAGCTTCCGTTCACCCAGCAGGGCAATGGTCGAATCGAGATCGCGCTGGTGGACCATCACGAAGTTCTCGTCACCGTCTTCTCTAGGCTTCATGCAGTCAGTACCGGTGCTGCTGACGGACCTGACTCCTAGGAGTGGACACCTAGGAGTGAATTGCCCCTTCTGGACGCGACCCAGTGGGGGCAATGGGTCTGGACAAGCCCAGATTAACCACAGAGCAACACAGGTGGAGAGCATCTCCTCTCGCCACTGCCTCCCTCAACAGCTCCTCTGATTTCTCTCTGGTGGGAGATCGAAATCCAAGGGCACCTAGCCCAAACCTGCGACAGCCCAACAGCCCCGCCTGACCCGTCGAGCTGCCGCTCTCCTCGACCCTCAACGCCCCTGCGAGTCGAGCTGCGCTCTCCTATCAAGCAGCCCCCTCACACAAACGGCCGGCGCGAACTCTTCTGCAAACCTCCGGCTCCTTTTCCCGTTTTTGGGTCGCGTCTTGTGGGGGTGTATCCCTGACGCGCGCCGGCCAGGTCCCCCCGCGGCCCCCTGATCGCCTCCTGTGGGCTGCTGGAGGGGCGCGAGGGGGTTGATAGGGGCGAGCTGTTGGGAGGGCCTTCCTGGGCCTCCTGGGGGCCTGCTGCGCGGTGTTGATGCAGCGATGCCGGGTGTGCGCAGGGCTGGCCCTGCTGGTGGCTGGTGTTCTTGCGGATTGCTGATCCGCTGGCCGTGGTGGTGGGCAACTGGTGGCGATCGCTGGCCCTAGGTGCTGGGGCAGGTGGCAGGTGCTGGCCACCGC